CGCGACCTCTACCACACCCGAACCAACATTTGGGAGGAGGCCAATGGGCCGCATGCCGCCGCCCTCCTTGGCGAGAAAACAATGAGGATGTGGGTGGGGGGGGGTGGGTGGGTGGGGGGGGGGGGGGGGGGGGGGTGGGGGTGGTGGGGGGGGGGGGGGTGGGGGGGGGGGGGGGGGGGGTGGGGGGCGGGGGGGGGGGGTGGGGGGGGGGGGGCTATTTGAATTCTACCTTAATATGTGGTTTAACTGTGTGTTGTACATTATACCCATGCTCTTTCCAGCATAAGTCGATTGATTTGATACCGTCAAGGGCACAAAGACTGAGGCCAAGCATGAATGCGCATATCTGAGAGGTAGATTTGTCGTTGGTGTTGATTTTCGACAATAGTTCATTCACCCATTCGTTTAGGTATTTAGGTTGTTTCATTGGGCTACTCCTTTCTCGGTGGGGCATCGCCGTCATCAACCACCACAACTTTACCGCCCATTTCTGATAGTTTAAAGAATATAGGGACATCCAATAGTTTAATTACCCAGCGTGCGTCGTCTTCCTTGATATGTTTGCGGATCATTACGGTACCGACATCCCCGTCACTGAATTTGACCTTGGAGCCTTCGTAGATAGGAGTGCCGAGATAATCCACATAGGGCGAGCACTCAGGGCCTTCGTTGTCTTTGTCCTGCTCCCGTATAAGCTCATTCTCCAGCCGGGATTCTTCCTCTACCCAGATGCGTAACTCGCGGGCCAGGTCCGGGTTGGTTTTGTCTATGTGGATGGCAAACGATAGTAGAGCACAGCGAGAGGCGTGAGCATACGGGTCGCCTGGGTATTTGGATCTGGGTTTTAATACGAAATATTTAAGATCGATAGACATAATGACTACTACCCTTCCTTCCATAAAATATTGTTAATAAGCCAAATAGAGAACACACCGGTGCCCGTGAAATAGCAATCACGAGCATAACAAGCCCAAGATATATCATGGGTTAGGTAGGTGTAGGTGGCACCCCCGGCCGCTAGACCAAGCCAGACTATAAAATGTCTTATGAATGCATCCATGGTGATTACTCTCCTTTCTCGATACTGAGCAGTATGCGGTTAGGGTCGTCCTCTAACACCTCGACTACATAGCTATCAGGGCAGAGAGTCAGTACCGCATTGATCAGGTCGCGGTTGGAATTTATATTGTGAATGCAGGAATACGTACCTGCGAATACGAAGAATAAAGATAGTGTTAGTACGATTGTGATTATGATGTGTTTCATTGTTGATTTTACCTCCTGTTAATGGTTTATGATTTATGTTTATATAACACCAACGGCCCGCCAAGCACTTTCGCCCTACTCTCAGTCCTAATCCCTATCGGATACTCTTGATTCACCCCATCATATAACGCAATCTGAGCATATCTCCGATCCGCTTTCAACCTCCCCAAACACGTACAATACCGAGTCCATAATTCATTCAGAAACTCATGACGCGCATGCACCCCCAATCGTTCCCAGAGCCGCGACATTACCACTCTCAGACACTTACACGAATGATCCAGCTCAATCGCCGTTACCAACGAGCATTCCCAGAGTCGTGCACTCTCCAGATTCACCTTGTGCAGCATTGCGCGGATACAGATAACTGACCACGCTAATGGATCGGATTTGGGAGGGTGTTTGAATGCAGGCGGTAGTTCCGGATATTGAACCGTGTTCGTGTGCCGTATAGCGCGGACGTTCTTGATAGGGGTTTTGGTTTGTGACCCGTCGGTTGGGTTGTAGGTAACTACGTCGGAGCTGGTTATGATAGCTTTATGACATTTAGATATGGACCAGTCCAGATGCACTACCTCAGTGGTTTGTTTTAGTGTGGGGAGATACCCACTCATTACCAGTGTTGATAATAGTTTTAGGTGTTTCATTTTGTTTTACGCCCCCTTTCGATCTCGTTATCTATGAGTAGCTCATATCTGAATACTAGACTCTTTATTGCAAATATACCAGTAATAGCGTGTCTTGGCAGTAATTCGAGTATATTACTATATGTAGATCCTTCGTCATTACATTTACCATGACGCTTACCATACGAGCACTTAGCACAGTTGTTATTACGCTTGGGGGATAGCGTACACCAAGGACAGATCCGACTATCATGCCAAGCCACGATATTAACCAGGAACTTCTTGCTTTTGTATTCTGACCATGTGGATAGTTCAGCTAGATCCTCGTCATTGAGTATAGTGATCCCATCGGTATGTGTTTTGATAATGGAGTTCTTCTCTTTCATAAACTCCAGCATTAATTTGTTCCATTTACGCGCCATTGTAGTTTACTCCTCCCCTTCATCACGAATAATGTTCTTCAATTCCTTTACGTTCTTGGTCAGCGCCTCCAACACCTCAGCTAATCTATCGCGTTTTTCCTGTTTCTGCATCACTGTCGAACTCACGGTAATGCCCAAACGCGAAAAGCAACTAGCCGGTATTGTGGTCTTACCAGTCATGTATCGGCTCATGGTCGATTCCGATACGCCAATGATATCAGCGGTTTGTTTTTGTGACAGTTCATTGTCATCCATAAAGTTCTGGAGAGTAGTACGCCGCGACACCACTATGTCGGTAGATTGTACCAAAAACTTAGCTTTACTACTCATCACCAGGCACCGACGTAGCACCCCGGGCTCTTTTAACCGCTCGACAGAGACTTCCTCGCCCATATCCAGCTCTAGGTTTTTGTCTTCCATTGTGTTAATATCCTCCTTTCTAATAATCACAATAATCAAATATTTTTGTAGTACAGCCCCTCGGCCAAAATGCTAAAAATGTCAATTTTGTGCAAGTAATTTCACGTTTGTGCAAGATTCCACATTTATGCAAGTGAAATTATGTGCAATTCACTCTTAAAAACCACCTCGATTTTGCACCTTCGCTGAAATTTTGCACAAGTTTATGTAACTGAGGAATTTTAAAATGTCAATTTTGTGCAAGTTTTGTCAAATTCTTGCATTTTTGTGGAATCCGAATGTCAATTTTACCTCAAGAATTTGGCCAAATTTGTCAGACCCCTGAAATACTGCGCAACCGTTTTACACAAAATCAATACTATAGCAGAAAATTTCATCTTGCAAACCCTTGTACCCTATATTATATAATAGGGACAAAATCGGCTGATTTTCGATTTCACACAAATCTGATTAATTTCCACCTGCGCTACCTAATTTGAGTTTGTATGCCGAGCGAATCTCCTTGGCTAATTTTCTGGCTAATATCCATTTGTATTTATCGACTAATTCCCGCATACCGGCCAGACTACAGATACCAGAATTCCCCAATCGGTGGTATATTTTACCATACCTAGATGTGGAGTTTACCAGTGCGCCCTCGGTACATTGTTCATGTCGTTTTGCATACGTGCATTCGTCACAGTTCTCGGATAGTATGCACCAGGGGCACATCCGGTTGTCCCAGGCAGAATGGAGCGCGACCAACGCTTTCTTACACATTGATTCTGGCCAGGTACGGATCTCATCCATATCGGGTTTGGTCGCTACCAACATTCGGGTGTGTTTACGCACGATGGTGTTCTTTTCGGCCATGAATCTTAATAGAATGGTTTGGTATTTCATTTAGTGTTTGCCTCCTTTGTAGATTTTTTCTCTCGTAATGGTTACCAGACGTGTAAGTTCCGGTATTTCCATCGTGGTTAAGTTCTTTTGTGCGAGTTTATGTACTATCCTTTTCCACCTAGACTTGATATCCACACACTTCCCATGCCGCTTACCATAACTACATTTGCTACACGTCTTTATGTGGTATTTACTTTCTTTTATACACCAGGGACACATACCTGACGGACTCAATTCTATGCATCCTGCTATGAACTCGTGTTCCGATTCAGGCCAGCTCTTTAACTCATCCATATCTGGCTTGGTTGCTATCAATAGCCTTGTGTGTTTGTGTATTATCGCGTTTTTCTCCCGCATAAAATCTAGTATGATTTGTTTATAGGTCATATCTGTTCTCCTTGTGTTTGATAGCTCTTATCAACTATCTCATGTCTTGTTTTATTCACTAACGCTTGCATATCTGGTAAGTCAGGTATGCACAACGCGTGTACTGCCATTATAGTAGATATTGTACAAAATCTCGACCTATAATATACACATATCCCATGGCGTCTACCATATCCACACTCATCACATTTAAATCTAGTATTCATGCACCACGGGCAGGTTCCTCTTGATGTATTCTGTAGTTTATATGCTATTACGCTGAATTCATACTCTGACCAGGTGGACAGTTCATCGTAGTCTGCTTTGTTTAATAGAGACATTTTAGTATGTTTTTTGATTATCTTGTTTTTCTCTTTCATGAAGTTAATGATAATCTCTTTATAGGTCATATCTACGCCCTCTTTAATGGTTATTATCATGTTTAATTCTCTTATCGGCATCTACCCCGATCCACTTCGGAAAATCCACCTCATTTTGTAGTACAGTGTCTATTATAGTAGAGGGAGAAATAAAAAACCAAATGCAAACACCAACATCGACACCAACCACCATGACAAAATCCGAATACGCCCGACACCGTGGCGTCTCTGCCGCAATGGTATCCAAATACGTGCGCGAGGACCGTATTCTGGTCATGCCCGATGGTCGAGTCGATGTCGAAATATCCGACACACTGCTCAACCAGTTTAGTGAATCCCCTCTCCGCAATCCGCAAACCAACTCTTCAGCACCCGATGACTTCCTTAGCGACGACATAAAATCCCAAATCTCTCAGCTCTCCGACATTGGGTCTTATGCTGAACACCGAGCCCGCCTCACCAAATACAAAGCCGACCAGGAAGAGATCAAACTCCGAGAGGCGCGAAAACTATCCACCCCAACCGACAGAGTGATAAACGCTGCGCAGACCACTGGTACTAGAGTGCGTGACGCTCTGCTCAACCTCAGGGACCAACTCCCGCCGGTACTAGCCACCATGACCGACACCCACGAGATCTGGCTACGTCTCGACAAAGACTTCCGAGCAGTTCTCAATGAACTCTACAATGAATTCTTACAAAAACCCAACCCCAACCCCAGGAGTAGTTAATGGCCCAAAATCGCCTTACAACCATGTTTCATGACGCTGGAGACTACGACATCCTCTGTCGTACAATCGCGTCCTTTCTGCGGCAGAATTCCGCTGAATTGGATCAGTTTCGCATAGTGGTCCACCTACAATCTCCCGCACCTGAAACTGTCGATATAATCCGAGACCGGTTCCGCAGGTTTAATATCGCAATCGCGACTAGCAAAAAACCCCTCTGTGCGCCCTGTATACTCAAGCGGCACAAAGTACGATACGGAGTGGTTATCCCCCCAGGATGGATTTCGATGTGGCCGCTGTGGCCATTCGTGCGTGAACTCCGGTATATATTATCGAACACCCCCAAGCTCTCCCATATCAAGCTCATTAACGACGCGGAATTGACCAATGAACTAACCAAATCCCCAGTGATATACGAATACGCGACTGCACACACTCTGATAGGTAATGGAAACCTCAACAAGACTATCCCAACATTGATCAAAGATCCACTCAAGCACACTAAACAATCTCTGACTGGGAAGCTGAAATCCAACGTGTTTACTAAGGAGCCCTTACCATAGAGACCCAACTACATTCTAATCCTCCTCCCGCCAACCTACCAGCTGGGTTGATCCCCGAACTCGACCCAGCCCCGCCCTACGACCAAGACATCTACACCACCGCTTTCGCCAACGGTATACAACCTCCGCCTGATATGCTCAATTCTGAGTGGGCTAATGAATTCCGAATACTCCCCAGGGAGTGCGCTAACGAATACGGTAAATACCATATAGAACGCACACCGTATATAGTCGAGCCGCTAGATTGTTTATCCCCCCGCTCACCCGTTAAAATCGTTACTATACGTAAACCTACCCAGGTCGCTTGCACCGACGGCATCGGCAATAACTGGCTCCTCGCAATCGCGCATTCCTATCCCGCACCTTGCATGATGATGCTGCCCACTGTCGAGTTGGCTAAGCGGCATTCAAAAACCAAAATCACCCCGTCTATCCGGGCGATGGACTGCATGTCGGGGCTAATCCACGACGTAAAGGAAAAGGGCGGGGGTAACACCATACTCATCAAGGAATTCCCCGGGGGCTCCTGGTCATTCGTTGGTTCTAATTCCGCTGCCGCTCTCAGATCCGTCTCTATAAAATACCTTATACTAGATGATATCGACGGCTACGAAGTCAGCGTCAACCAAGAAGGAGACCCAGCTGAACTCGCACGAAAACGAATGGATGCGTTCTCGTCTTCGTGTAAAGAACTCCGTATGTCTACCCCGACGATTAAGGAATTCTCCAAGATCGAGAAGTATTTCCTGGAAGGCGATCAGAGTTTTTACTACGTACCCTGTCCTGAATGCGGCAAAACCCAAATCCTAGAGTTTGGTGGCCCCGACGCGACCTTCGGTCTCAAATGGGATAAATCAAAATCTGGCAGACATTTACCAAAAACTGCTCGCTATATGTGTATTCACTGTGGTACCATGATCAAGGAGCACAATAAAACCTGGATGCTCGAAAACGGCCTCTGGGTCGCGAAATTCCCAGACCTATCCGACTACCATCGATCATTCGCCCTAAACTCTTTGTATTCCCCCTACGGCTGGGTATCGTGGGAAAAGATCGTCCGCGAGTTCCTGGAGGCTAAACGCGATCCGACTAAAGCCAAATACCAAGTCTGGATGAACACCCGCATGGGGCTGGTCTACGAGGCCGGTGGCGAACAGCCAGATTGGGAAAAGGTCAAGAACCGCTCTGAGCCATACCGACCAATGTCAATCCCCTCTGGCGGTCTCCTGGTAACCGCCGGTGTCGATGTTCAGGCCGACCGTTTCGCCATAGTGGTAACCGCTTGGGGTAAGGGCGAGGAATGCTGGGTAATCTACTGGGGCGAACTCTACACCGACACCGCCCAACAAGCCGCATACGATGAACTCTCTGAATTCTTATCTCGTAAATTCCCTCATCTATCCGGTATCGAACTGGGCCTATCCGCCTACGCTGTTGATTCCGGCTACCGCACCGACGACGTATATAATTTCTGTCGTACACGCTCACCAATCGCCATGGCCACTAAGGGATCATCACTACAGGGCCACCCTAGTCTGGGCCGCCCGACAAAACAAGATGTAAACTACCTTGGCTCTACCATAAAGAACGGTATTCAACTCTGGCCAATCGGGTCATCCACTCTCAAGGCCACAATTTATGGTCGTCTCAAAATAGAATCCCCAGGCAGACAGTACATACATTTTTATGACGGTCTACCTGATGATTTCTATAACCAACTCACATCTGAAAAACAAATGACGGTGTATGACAAAAACGGCGTCGCCAAGCGCGTGTGGGTTCTCCCATCTGGTAAACGCAACGAGGCCCTAGACTGCATCTGTGGTGCTCGCGCTGCCGCTATCAGATCCGGCTTAGAACGCATGGATTGGGACAAACTCTCTGCCGTAATCAATCACCGCGCCGCAGTCGCAAACCCCAATACTGACCCGACTCAGCCCCCTAAGCCCAATACGCCCCCACCACCTCGCACACGCCGTCGCCGCACTTCCCACTCGTCTTATCTGTCTTCAGGACATTCATCTATATAAAGGAGTATAATCACCATGGCATTTACATCAACCGACTTGGCCAACGTCGAGGCTGCAATAGTAAAACTCGCTGTCGGTACCCGCGTTATTGAATGCGAGATAGACGGGGATCGGGTACGCTATCAACCATCCGATCTTGATAAAGTCCGCGCTCTCCGCGACCTAATCCGACAGGAACTCGCCTCCACCGCCACTGGCTACTCCCGTGTACGTAAATGCGTAACGGATAAAGGGTATTAATATGCACATACCAAACCCATTCGCGCCCATCGCACACATATACCGAGGGCTACGCGTACTCGCTACTACTGGTCAAACCTCCTACGAAGCGGCCAGCATCACTAAACGTATGCGTACCTGGGGTCTCTCCACTGCCGGGCCTAACTCATCAATAAACGACTCAATGGCCAGTACCAAGGCTCGCTCCCGCGAACTAGACCGCAACAACCCCCACGCAAGCGGCGGTATTGACTCCTACGTGACCAATCTCATAGGGCGGGGTATGACACCGAGATGGAATACTGGCAACCCGACCCTGGACGCTAAGATCCTGGATCTGTGGAAACTCTCTGTCGGTGAAATGGACGCATCAATTTGCGAACTCGACTTCTATGGACTCCAAACCCTGGCCGCGACAGCCATGGTAATGTCGGGCGACGTACTGGGCCAATTCGTCTACCGTCCCTACACCTCCACTCTTAATGTCCCGGTACAGCTTAAGCTCTTAGAAAACGACCATCTCTACGACCAGTACGACCAAATGCTACCCAATGGCAACTCCCTCCGAATGGGATTCGAGATCAACCCCGCCGGGGAAAAAGTCGCTTGCCACGTCTACCCCCAACACCCCGGCGATGGGTTTACCGACGCGTCCAATCTATTACCAGTGCGTATACCTATCGAAGATACCGTATTCCTTTATCAACCTCGCCGTCCCGGCCAACTACGCGGTATGCCCTGGCTCTCGTCAGTGATCGCTGGTCTGCGTAGTATAGACGAGTACGACGATGCCGAACGTATACGAAAAAAGATCGCGGCCATGTACGCAGGGTTTATCACCTCGCCCCCAGGAGATCCGGAACTATCTGGACTACCAGGACTCGAAGAGGACTACGACGATGAGGAAGATCTTGTCGCTCTCGAACCCGGTCTCATGCAGGGACTAAAACCCGGCGAAGATATAGAATGGTCAAAACCCGCCGACGTAGGCGAAAACTTCCAGCCCTGGATGAAACACAACCTCCGCCGTATCGCTAAATCTCTCAAAATCACCTATGAACAACTCACCGGCGACCTGGAGGGCGTGACCTACTCGTCAATCCGAGCGGGCCTAGTCGAAATCTACCGTCAATGCCGAGCTATTCAAGGCCAGATCCTAGTCCACAAATTCTGCCGTCCTATCACTACCCGCTGGCTTGACATCGCAGTCGCATCAGGTCGCATATTCATACCTCGATACTATAAAAACCGTCGAATCATCATCAACAACATCTGGGACCCTGACGGCTGGGATTGGGTAGACCCACTCAAAGATGTTCAGGCAGCAATCCTGGAAATCCGTGGTGGTCTCACCTCACGATCACGCTCAGTAGGTGAACGCGGCTCTAACGCTGCCGAAATCGACGCTGAAAACACCGCCGACAACACCCGTGCCGATGCCACTGGTATAATATACGATAGTGACCCGCGTAAGACCACTCAATCAGGTGGCACCCGCGAGAAAGGAGAGTCCAATGCCGGACCAAAACAACCTAAACCTAAACCAGAAGACTAAACTCAATCTGGGATTTCTGGCCGAGCGTATCATCAACACGCCCTTGCTAATCACCCAGGCTAAACTAGACCAGATCATACATGTAGTTGGCAACCGCATCGGTTTAGACACATCTCTAGTGGTAACTCAATCCCCCGTCTCTGCCCGCTCATCCTCTACCGAATACCACACTACCAAAGGCGTTGCGGTAATCCCAATCTACGGTACTCTCGTTCATCGCGCTCGCGGTCTCTCCGCTCTATCTGGTATAACCTCATACGAAAACATCCGCGCTCAGTTCAATGCCGCGCTTGCATCCCCTGACGTAGATTCGATACTACTCGATATCGACTCCCCTGGGGGTGAAGTCGCCGGCGTATTCGACCTTGTGGATCACATCTACTTATCTCGTGGTACCAAACCCATAGTAGCCATCTCTAACGAGCGTGCTTATTCCGCCGCATACGCAATCGCATCCGCAGCCGACTACCGCTACTTAACCCGCACTGCCGGTATGGGCTCAATCGGCGTCGTCATGATCCATGTCGATAAATCCGAAGCCAACAAACGCGCTGGGATCTCCTACACCTATATGTACGCAGGTGACAAAAAGATCGACGGCTCGCCCAATTCCCCCTTATCAGACAGCGCCCGCGCCGACGCCCAGGCCACAATCGACTCCATGTACTCATTATTCGTCACCACTGTCGCTCGCAACACCAACCTCTCTGAAAAAACCATCATCAATACCCAGGCTGGCACCTATCATGGCCAGTCTGCTATAGATATAGGATTAGCAAATGGAATCTTGCCATATCAGGAAGTGGTAAACAACCTAGTAAACCAAAAAGGAGGTATATTCACAGCTATGCCGAAAGAAAACAAAGACACAAAACTTGAAACTAAAGAACAAACTCCTGAAGTACCAAAGGCTGAGGAGCAAACCCCCACACAAGATCCCCCTCAGACGCCTACTCCGTCTCCAGCTCTCGATCAGGCTACTCTCGACGCAGCTATCACCGCTGAACGATCCCGCTGTACCGAAATCATGGAAGCCTGCACAATTGCCAACGTCAAAGACCTCGCCCCCGACCTCATCGCCGACGGCAGTACAATCGAAACCGCCAACAAAATGATAATGACTATGCTCTCGGAACGCTCAAAAGCCCAATCGGTACAATCCTCACTCAATCCTCTCCCAGCTGGCGGGGAAAACCCCTTAATCAAAAACGCTAAGGCACGCCGAGACGCAATACTGAACCAAAAACACTAATCATAATACCATAACTAATACGAAAGGACAATACCAATGCCTAATGACTACACCCAATCATACACCCTTGGGGCTATCCTCAAATGGGAACAAGAACTACACCACTCCAGAGAGCAGGTTACTATCCTGGCTGGCCAGGAACTATCTGTGGGACACGTACTAGGAAAAGTAGAGGTCGGTACCGTCCCAACAACTGGGACCGCAGATGGTGGTAATACCGGAAACGGAACCGTAACCGGTGTTACTGGCGGCAAATTCGTCAAAGTCGGGGTCTACACTCTCACTTGTATTAGTGCAGATACCAATCTCGGATCATTCTCAGTTAAGGGTCCCGATGGTGAGGCACTCCCAGCCGCAGCTGTGGGAGTCGCCTATACCAGTGACCAACTCAACTTCACCATTAACGACGGCTCAACCGATTTCGTAGTTGGCGACGTATTCACCGTAACCGTACCAGTCGGCGGACTTCAATACCGGGAAATCAACTTCTCGGGCGTAGACGGCTCCGCAAAGGCCGCGGGTCTCTCCTACGACGCCTATGACGCATCTGCATCTGGCAACCGCACACTCGCATTCACCTCTGGCGGTACCTACGAGATCGAAGCTGGTGATACAATCACAGGCGCGACCTCAGGCTCAACTGCTCGTGTCGTATCAATAACACTCTCTTCAGGTACCTGGGCAGGCGGCGACGCAGCGGGTACATTCACTCTCGATGACCGTAATGGCGCTCTTCAGTCCGAAAACCTCAATGTCGGTGGCAATACCAACTGCGCCACTATCGGTGGTGACTCAAGCGCTGTAGCCGCAGCTGATATCCCAGGTGTCGCTATAGTACGCGATGCCGAGATCGTCGCATCCGAACTCTCTTGGCCTTCTGGCACAACCGCAGCTCAAAAAGCAGTCGCTTACGCAGAACTGGCCGAGAAGGGCATCATCGTCCGTACCGAGGCGTAATTCAAACTCACTTACTAACCTTATTTACAAGGAGTATTATAAATGCCTATTCTAAACCCGTTTGAAACCAACAATGCTTTCAACCTGATATCACTATCAGAAGCATTGAACATAATCCCAAACACCTACGGGAGAATCCGAAATTCCGGATTATTTAGGGATAAACCAGTCCGATCTCGGACTATAATGATTGAAAAGAAAAACAACACTCTCAACTTACTGAAAACTCTACCCCCTGGATCACCTGGCCAGAAAAACAAAATGGGCTTACGTAACGCTCGCGCCTTTATCATTCCCCACATTCCAGTAGACGATGTGATCCTCCCTGAGGAGTACGATGGTCTCCGCGCATTTGGCTCAGAGTCTCAGTTGGAAACCCTCGCCAACCTCATGAACGAGCACCTGGAAAACATCAGAGCTAAATTCGCTATCACTGAAGAGTACCAAAAGATGGGCGCGCTCAAAGGGATAGTGTACGACTCTGATGGTACCGCCATCTATAACTATTTCCAAGAGTTCACTGTAAAACAAGAGGTAGTTGACTTCCTCTTAGGCACAGCCTCTACCGACATACTCGCCAAGTGTGTCGCAGTAAAACGCATTGTGGAAGATAATCTTCAGGGTGAGACCATGACTAGCATCCGAGTAGAAGTAGATTCCTCGTTCTGGGATAAGTTCATCTCCCACACTCTCGTAAAGGCCGCATACGACCGCTGGCGAGAAGGCGCAGCTCTCCGTGAAGACCTCAGAGACGGGTTCGAGTTTGGCGGTCTTATCTTCCGTGAATACCGAGGCACCGCTACTGATTTTGACGGTACCGCTAGACCATTCCTAGATACTGATGAGGGTATCGCTTACCCATTAGGCACACAGAATGTCTTTAAAGATTTCATTTGTCCAGCAGACTTCTTGGAGACAATCAACACCCTAGGTAAACGCCTCTACGCAAAACAAGAAGCACGTAAGTTCAATCGCGGAATCGACATCCATACCCAATCAAATACTCTCCCAATGTGTATGAGACCTTCACTAATCGTTAAGATACATACCTCTAACTAATCCTGACGGAGGTGGACCTCTCATGCAAATAAAATCAACTTCAGTATTAGCAAAAACTCAGGCTGACGGGGCACAAACCGTCAGTCTGACTCAATTTGATTGTGCAAAACTACACCAGTTCCAGGTAACGACTAACCTTACCCCCGCTGCTGGCACTCTCACTGTCGCTGTAAAGACTCCAGGCGCAGCTACTTATAAAGACCTGCCTTGGACTATCGACCTGACCGCGTTGGCTACGACCGCTGTGTTTCAATTCTACGGGTTTGCCGAGTCGTTCCAATTCACACCAACCGGATTCGACGCTGACAAAACCTATACAGTCTATGTCTGTACTGGTGATAAAGGAATCTATTAACTATGTATATTGATTATTCACAACTCACCGTCGCGGATCTCCGCACTCAAGACCTCATGCCTGTCGAGATCACTGACGCCGGTGTTGGACCTATACTGGACGAAAACGGTATACCAATCCTCGATACTGATAACCGATTCGTATTCGACGAGGTGTATGCCTAGCTCGTCATTCAGTATTCACATATCGGAAGCGCAACTCCGCGACCTAAACCGCTTAATGCACTCTATGGGAGGGCGTGCAGCTAATCGCGCCCTCTCTAGGGCCATTAACAATACCCTGGGGTTAAAGTCCGGTGGTATGCGTAAATCTATCTCTGACGAGATCCGCGCCACGACTAACCTCCAGCGCCGTTACATATATAAGCAAACAGGCCGACGCACTACCCGAACATTCAACATAAAACGCGCAACTGTGGCTAAGCCCGGCGGGCTCGTATCTACCCAAGGCCCCAATGTCCCACTTATCGAATACTCTAATCAACGTGGTAATCGTAAACGCTACGCCAAGAAAATCTACGTGACTGTCCAGAAGGGCCGTGGCCGACACCAACTTGCTCATGCGTTTATTCCCAAACTAAAATCCGGCCACCGTGGTATATTCGTTCGCAAAAACCCAGGCGCAAAGGGTCCCGCTGGCCGCAAGATAAAACAACTATTCAGTTCTCGCGTACCAGACGTGTTGAGCAATACTCCTGTAATGAATCGCGTCCTGGAGTATGGCTCTAAACGCCTAGAACGTGAGCTGACTCATCAAATCGACTATATATTAAAATACAACAAATAGGTAATACAAAATGGAAGACGGTAGAATATACATATTTGGCCAGGAATTCAACACCTGGTTCGCTGAAGGCGCCCCCTCCTACGCCACCGAGGTCACTATACACAACGTATCAGAAAACACCACCGACTGCTTTACAATAACCCTCCGCATCACCTATACCGAAACCCAATACTACAAAAAATACACAGCATACGCCCCTGGTCCTGTAGACGTAGAGTACACCGACAAATACGAATCTACTATCCTCTTCACCGAGGATATTGACTTTAAGTTCATTGCAGGCGAAAACCTCCACACCGCTATCATGGCGCAGGAAGCCACTCTTCAGGCAGCTCTTGACGGCTATATGAAAGAGCAACGTATAATAGAAGCTGGCCAGGGCGCGATACTCTCTATGCACATCACGCCTCTAACCGGTTGGAACCCTTCGGAGTAATACATGGCAGCTGACGATATACTCGACATACTATCTCAAGCATCTGAAGACATAATGGATAACCTCGGCGTATCTGCGACTTATATACCACTAGACCCCTCCGTCTCGTCATTCTCAATCACTGTACGGGTCACTCAAGAGTACGCTCAAGTCCCAGGCGGCTATGAAGGATACGTAGTCACGACAAATAAGGTGGTGAAATTCCGACCTGAGGATCTGCCTACTGGTTACACAGTCGCCAGAGGGGATCGTGTAGTAGTTCCTAGCGAGGGTAGTTTTGTATTAGAATCCCCAATACCCGGCAAGCGCACCTGGATCAAATACATGGCCATAGCGAGCCTAAACACAACTACAACCACGTCAATGACTACGACCACAACTACATCATCGTCATCCACTACCACGTCATCGTCGTCATCATCAAGTACGTGTTCGACACTATCCACAACCAGCTCGTCCTCGACCACTACGTCTTCCACTACCACGTCATCGTCATCGTCCACTACCACTACGACGTTCTCTACATCCTCAACATCCTCCAGCTCCTCTACTACGTCTACGTCTACCAGCTCAAGCTCGTCCACAACCAGCTCATCGTCTACTACAACCTCCACTTCTTCTACATCCACTACAACGTCATCGACAACTACCTCATCGTCTTCCACTTCTACATCCTCTACGTGTAGTTCGTCATCCACTACCACTACGACTTCTTCATCCTCATCGTCATCGTCGTCATCGTCAAGTACGGCCAGTACTACGACTTCTTCATCTTCATCTACGTCCTCAACTTCATCAACTTCATCATCCTCTACGACTACAACCTCACTGTCTACAACTACATCATCTTCATCATCCTCTACGACTACAACCTCATCATCCAGTACATTATCTACATCCTCGACTACTACCTCTTCATCCTCATCTTCGTCCTCTACAGCCTCCACACTATCAACTACCACCTCATCCTCATCCTCATCATCTTCAACCTCATCCACAGCTTCCACACTCTCAACTACGTCTACATCCACTACATCCACTACATCCACTACATCCACTACATCATCCTCTACGACTACAACCTCATCCTCTTCCTCAACCTCATCTACAGCCTCCACACTCTCGACAACATCTTCCACTACTACCTCCTCAACCACTATCTCATCCTCAACCACTACCACTATTCAACCTGAATCTATGACAGGCTATTCAACTCAGCTTAAGATCTGGTCTGACGGTACCCGCTACTGGCGATCTTATTATAACGAGTCAATACCCGCTATTTGTTTTGACTATTCTACCCAAGCCCGTCTCACTATCGACCCTGACGACTGGACAGAAAACTCTTCTGCCCGTATTACCGATACTGGCGTATCTCGTGATTTTTCCTTGATAGGAGATTCTACAGTCGCATTTGTAGTATATCAAAGTGGTGATGACTGTTTGGGTCGCGAAAGCACTGGTTACCCAGCTACTAACTTTTCATGGGATTCCTCCACGCTAATATTCGATGGATCAGCTGATGGCGGTTCATATCAGCGCGTAGACATCGCTAAAGACGGCGGTGGAGATCAGATTAATGTCTCTGCTTCTCTATACGTAACCGCCACCGAAGATTACGATTTATTTGTCCGTAGATCAACAGCCAGTAATACACTCCCAACCACCGCCAATCCAGCTAAAACACTCGCAACTGGCATATCCAACTTATGCTGCTCTACAATACGTCGTGGCGATGCCGGAACGGTAGGCTCTCTGGTAGCTGTCTGGCGTGAGGGGTACACAGATCTCAAATCAGCTTACAGAGACGGGACAGATAATAACCCAGCAGGTGGCGACGACTGGGAAGCAACCCAATCAATAGCCACTGCCGCTGACGTATCTCTATACCCAGGTAGTAATCTTAAGGCCACTAATGTACTGAACACCGGCGAGACACTGCTAATATACATAAACTCAGACCGTAAAGCAGCATTGCGAACCCGCCCAGCAGGCCCAGGTCAAGTCTGGTCAGCGGAACATCTCCTGAGCAACACAGCTGGTGATACGTTTGTCGCTTTAGGTGAGCACGCTTATTATCACTTCCATTTAGTATGGAAGGCAGCATCAGGCAACATAGTAGAGCGAGAATACAAAGCCGATACCGGGCTATTCACGCCGACCATATCACCCTATCTCGCACCATACACCGTCATATCATCACCAGGCGCGTCTCATATTACCATGACTGACGAGGAGGCTATCGCATTCATCGTATGGCAAGTAGGATATAATCTACAGACTCATGTGCTTGAAATTACCGCAGTGACTACTAGTACATCGTCGTCTTCCTCAACAACCTCGTCCACTCTGACTACAACCTCATCTACAGCGTCTACCACTACCACTACCAGTACCTCATCCTCTTCCTCAACCTCATCTACAGCCTCCACCTGGAGTACAACCACTACCTCATCTTCCACTAGTACCACTTCAACCTGCACAACAACGTCAACCCCTCCACCATAACGAGGAGATAATGTCAAGAAAAATATCACAATACGATTCAGCACCAATACTACATTGGCCTGACCAACTATTAGTAGTTCGGGGCGACAAGACCTATAGATGCACAATCGAGCAAATATTTGAGTTAATGGGCCACACCACCACGTCATCCACGAACTCCACGTCATCGACCACTTCATCTACATTCTCGACTTCTAGTAGTTCAAGCTCAACATCATCTACCGCTTCTACTTCGTCTACGCTCTCCACATCGTCGTCTTCGACCTCAACCTCTACATCGTCATCTACCACGACTTCATCTACTACCTTATCATCTACTACCTCATCTACTGCCTCATCTACTACTTCATCTACCTCCTCTTCCACATCTACGACATCCTCTACAGTCTCAACATCAACTTCCACTACCTTTACCTCCACTTCTTCTTCTTCCTCTTCTACATCCTCCTCTACGTCATCTACTACCTCTACATCATCTACAGCATCTACTGTCTCCACTACTCTATCTACCACAATGACGACCACATCCTCAACCTCGTCCACTGCATCCACATCTTCATCGACTTCATCAACTGCATCCACTAGCTCCACTACCACCACTTCATCTTCAACCTCCTCTACAGTATCCACTAGCTCTACCACTACTATGTCTTCTTCAACTTCGTCAACTGCATCCACTATCTCTACCACTACTACATCCTCTTCAACCTCCTCTACAGCTTCCACCATTTCCACTTCTTCTTCTACGCTTTCAACTACCTCTACCTCTACCTCATCCTCAACTACCTCTACCTCATCCTCAACACTATCCACTACTTCGACCTTATCCACACTCTCCACAACCTCTACCACGCACACATCCTCAACCTCTACCACCACCTTCACCACAACCTCCTCAACCGCGTCCACCCTCTCTACTACCCTCACTACAACCTCTTCCTCTACACTATCGTCCACAACAACTACGTCTACTTATTGGTGTTTGTATAACGAGATGTTCAGTGACGATTCAAGTCTGAATTTACTGGACATATACTCTGGGGGTTCTGGCGAAACCGCAACCATAACATCGGAAAGACTAAGGCTATCTTTGCCAGACTCAGCCGACACCTATATATTAGCAACTTATGTGTATGCTATAGACTCAGGCGATTTTGACATTAGGGTGGACATAAATGGCTACACATATTACAACTCAACAGACGGATTTCATGTAGAGTTTAGAGTCGGTGGCGGCATTGGTGACTATTGGACAGACTGGTGCAGATTACGCCTCAGACATACCAACGACGCTAATCCATTCAGAGTATATGGTAGGAACACGATAAACAGTGTGAATCAGACTACGACTGAGGTAGGGCTGGCGACAGTAATA